ATATTTATTGCTGCACTTTCCAAAGTGGATGACATAAAGCAGGTTTCGTTTACATCTACGATACAAAACGTTGTAAGCTGTGCTATGGCTTTAAATTCAACACCTGTTAAAAGTGTAAACATTGCCTGGGGTGAACCAATTCCGGCTGACTATTCAGAGCTTGTTAACACTGAAAACAGCAGAGTTGCAGCCGGCACTCAAAGCAAGTTGACAACTATTATGACTCTGGACAATGTATCGGAAGAAGATGCAATGGCAGAGATGGAAAGAATGGAGCTGGAAAGAGCAGACAAAATGTCATTGAAAGAAGCTCTGGAACAAATGAAACAAGAAAATAGCAAAGATTTTGAATCAGACACAGATAAAGTGGATGATGCTCAGAATAACCCAATTATTTAATATTAATTTTTGTAGTCAAACGGCAAATATGATAACTTTTTGAAAAAAAATCTATGCAAAAATAAATATATGGACAAAAAGCTGGTAAAACTTATAAAAGAACAGGAAAAACAAAATTTTCCACAAAAAATAAGAGAAAAACTTTCTAAAAAGAAAGGATTTTTTCTTATTAATGCGGTGTGTATAATAATCGCTCTTATTATAGAGTTTATAATCTCCTGGATATTCAAAACGGATTTTAACCTAGACTCTTTGCAAATATTAGACAAATCAGATTTTGAAAAATCGAACGAAGAGGCGCTTAGACCTTCTTCCATTATTAGAACAGCCATTATAATAACTGTGTGTATCATTATATTAATTTTTGCTCATTAATATTACAAAATACAGACTAATTTAACACAGGCAGATAAGTAATCTGTCTGTGTTTTTTAGAAAGCATCAAAAAAGAAAGAGGTGGTGGCCGGGCGATATTGATTAAGATTGCCGATTCGATTACTTGCGAACAATTATTTAATCCTGTATCATTTATGTATGAAAAAATTTTTGTATTTTATTCTGGTTTTGGGTCTGACTACAGGGGTTACAGGCGCTAAAGAAGCCTTTGAACATCCGGTTGACATTCAAGAAAGTGCCTGCAAAACAGGGACACAGAATCTTGATGAATGGACAAAATGTACACTAAAAGCTGCAAGAGCCTGGAACAGCGAAGTGGATAAATATTATTCACTTTTGTATAAAAAGCTCTCCGGTGATGCAAAGACTGCCTTGTATGATAACCAGAAATACTGGAATTTATACAAAAACAACGAATACAAAGTGATTGATTCACTACAGGACAAAAACAACGATACAAAAGAGAGAGCTGTTTTTCGTGCTGTACAAAAAAGAGATCTGATTAAAACGCGAGCAAAATCGCTCAGATTATACTATATACAGACTTTCCCCGATGATGAACATGAAAAAATCGAAATCAACAATAATCAAAGTGGTTTTCAGCTTGATCCTATGCTTCAGCGCGGCCTTCGCTGGCTTGGCTTTTGATTTACCGCGTGCTTGTCTGCATTTGGAAGATTCCAACAGCAGCAGTGAAGCATCTGAAATTCTGTGGAACTGGATTTTAAAACGTATCCGATTGTCGGAGGCGTATGCAGCGCTGCATGATATTTACAAAAAAGATTGTGCGGCTGTGTTTTTTGATTTGAATTCTGATGGAGAAAATGAAATACTCGGCACACACTATGCCAGCGCCAGAAACGGCAATGGAGAGTGGCTTTTGTATGTTTTGCAAAAAGACAAGAATGGCAAATACAAAGAGATTACAGGTGATACGGTATATTTTGATGCCAAACATCCTATTTGTATTCTTTTGAAAAAAACTGACGGTTACAGGAATTTTCAAGTTTACAGTGAAACAAAAGATGATGATGTAACTTACGTTTATAACAAAGAAAAAGGTTTGTATTATAAAAAATCTGTTAAAAATTGAGTAAAACGGAAAATACATTAATTTTTTACAACCTTTAGCGTGCATAATAGTTAGACTCGCAGTTGTCCATAGACAATTGCATCGATCCAGCTATTTTGCACGGCATTTTTAACAAAATGCCGTTTTTTTTATTCATTAACTTACACACTACACCTGGGCTGTTTCGCATTTTTTTATTACACAGTCCGCAACAAAAGAAAGGAGTTCCTATGTCAGGTACACAGGACCTTAATTCTACTGCGCAGATTACAGTAAATACTGCACATGATGGCCAATCAGGTATTGGCAGCGATTTTCAAACACCGGCCCCGGAGGCCGAAGTCGAGGAAAACGAAAAAGAGCTTACTCCATCACAAAAGATGGATGCACTTCTTCGCGGAAATTCGACAGGGCAAATGAAAAGAGAGATTGAAAAACTTCGTAAGGAAGCGGCAAAATACCGCACGTCTTCAAAAGCCGAAACACAGCAAAAGCTCGAGATTAAAGCAAAAGCTGATGAAATTCAAAAAGAGCTCGATGCACTGAAAAAAGAACATCGTAATCTTTCTTTAATCCAAAAACTTGACAGAGCCGGATGTATCAAAAGCGAGCTTGTTGCAAAAGATATCCCCGCTGATATAGTTACGGCAGAGGATTTGGAAACATTTATTGAAGATTACAAAGAAAACAACAAATTTCTTTTCAAAGCTCAAAAACAAAATGCCGGAGGTACTTTCAAAGCATCCGGCATAAAAAATCTGACCCCCTCACAAAAAATGGATGCCTATATTCGGGCGGCATTGGGGCGTTGATTAAGACAGTATTAAATTACAGAAAGGAAAAATTCTAAAATGGCACAAGATGCAAAAATTATTTCACGCACAAATGCAGAAGCATTAATTCCCGTTGAAACATCAAACGAAATTATCAAAGAGGTTCCTAAAGCTTCTGCTGCATTGCAGTTATTTAAACAATTACCAAACATGAGTGCAAAGCAAAAGACTCTTCCTATTGCTTCCACTTTGCCGACAGCATACTTTCTTAACGGCGACACTGACATGAAAAAAACAACAAACGCTGAATGGGACAAATTAACTCTTACTGCTGAAGAAATTGCAGTAATAGTACCTATTCCGGAAGCTGTTTTTGAAGATGCACAATATTCTATGTGGGATGAAATCAAGCCTCAAATCGTAGAAGCATTTGGTGTAGCTATTGATGATGCAGTATTTTTCGGTGTAAATAAACCTACTTCTTATCCTGATGCAATTGTTACTGCAGCAATTGCAAAAAACAACAAAGTAGAAATCGGTACAAACGAAGATATTGCCGGTGACATCATTGGTGAAAACGGTGTTATGTCTTTGGTTGAAGCTTCTGGTTACAAAGTTACAGGTTTTTATGCTGACAGCACATTAGAAGCTAAATTCAGAAACCTTCGTGACAAAAACAACCAGCTTCTTTACACACCCGGTTTAACTTCTGAAATGCCTGTAAGCCTTGTTGGACGTCCTATGGTTTATGACGAAACAGGTATTTTTGATGCAACAAAAGCTTTGTTGATTGCCGGTGATTTCTCAAAAGCTGTTTACTCTATCAGACAGGACATCACTTACAAAGTGCTTGATCAAGCTATTATCCAAAACACTGACGGTTCAATTGCGTACAACCTTGCACAACAAGACATGGTTGCATTACGCTGCGTAATGAGACTCGGTGTTCAAGTTGCTAACCCGATTACAAGAAAAGGCGGTTCAAACCGTTATCCTTTCGCTGTTTTGACACCGGAAGCTTCTGCTTAGTCAAAATATTTGTTTTGCATATTCGATTTATCCGGGCAGCGGCACTGATGTGCCGTTTGCCCTTTTTATCATTCGTTTTAGAGCAATAACGGGAGGAACGAGGATTTAAACATAAATTTTCAAAGAAAGGGAAAAACTATGACACTAGTATTGTTTCAAAATTCCTTCGTCACTTTAGAAGAGGCGGAGGCCTATTTTGATGAGCGATTTGATTCAGACAAATGGACAAATCCTGACTCAAAGCCCGAAGACGGGGTGAAGGAAAAGCTTTTAATCACTGCAAGCCGAAAAATAAATCGTTTTGATTTTGTGGGCAAGCCTCTTGAAAACTACCAGCCAATGGCTTTTCCAAGAGATTTTGAGCTTCCGCAGGACATCAAAGATGCGGTGTGCGAAGAGGCCTACTCTATGTTGAGCAAGGAATCAAGTGTACACAAGAAAAATCAGGAGTCTAACATCTCTTCGATTTCTCTCGGTGCAGGTTCAATATCATATAATGCGCCTGTTTCATTAAATGAAGACACACTGTTGGATTCTTCGACAGCACTTTATTTAATCAAAAAATGGGTTAAGAAAGGCTTTTTCACAAACTACATTCAATAAGGAGGAAAAATGGGGTATTTCACTAATTTGCTCACGCAAAGAGCTGTTTTAAAGACAGTGAATGGTTCTGACAGTGACGGAAGACCCAATATTATTGCATTAGATGAGATAGATTGCAGAATTGAATTTAAACATTCATTAACTGTTAATTCACAAGGGCAGGAGCTCACATCTTCCGGACGTCTTTACACAGAATCTGTAGTGAAGGTGGACGATATTTTAGAAATTAAAGACAAAGAATTTAAGGTTATCAATGTAAATCCTTATTATCCTCTTGCCGATTCTATTTGCGCGGTTAATGAGGTTTATTTTGCTTAATTACAGGAGAAAAAAATGATTTTAGATGACATAAAAAGCTTCATTGTCCAAAATGCGCTCGCTGATGAGAGTGTAATCAAATATGATTATGACTCGGCAAAAGGCGAAGATTTACTACTTTTGACGCTTTGTGACAATATTCCGTGCGATTTGGCAATGCGCTCTCGTATAAGAATAACGGTCAAATTTTCCGATTTAAAACTTACAAGAGACACCTGTTTTGCTTTGTACAATCTGCTTTTTCCCGAAGACAACTTTCAAAAAGCAATTGTTGTTAACGGAAAAACTATGCACATAAAGCTTAATCAGGGGCCTTATTTTGCGGACAAAGACCCGTCAAAAAGACACGGTTACGTGTTGGATATTACAGTTACTTACAACAGATAGGAGAAAAAAATGGCACTTAAGACAGTAACAAAACTCTTCGGCGTTGATGACGCCAAATTATTTCCTGTTACAGAAGATTCCGAAACAAAATTCACCTGTGGTGACGGCATTGATTTACCAGGTGTAAGACAGATTTCAGTTACTTATGAAATGGAAGAAAAATCTTTGACAGGTGATGAAAAAGTATTGGAAGTTTCAAACAAAATTAAGTCTGTTACTTTCAACATGGAATATGCCAAATTGAGTTTGGAGATCCTGGCTCAACTGACAGGCGGAAGTTACACAAAAACAGGTTCTGACGATGATGAAGTCGGTACATTCAGTTTTGGCGGAGGAGATTTGCCCAATTACTTCCAGCTTAAGGCTCAAATTTTAGACACCAGCAATGACGGTGGTGACGTGCATTTTTGTATTTACAAAGCAAAAGCAACTGCCATCCCTATAAACGGTGTTCAAGACGATTTTGCAACTTTAACATTTGATGGCAAAGGCGTTTATACAGAGCACGAATTTGGTGCTGAAGGTTCAAAACAAACAAAGCTTATTGACATTGAAATACATTCAAAAGCCAAAAACCTTACTGCCACTGTTGATGCAGGTGCATAGTTAATACATATTCCCCCCGCAGTCCGAGGATGTACAATTGTTACATCTTTGGACTTATTTTCGGGGGAAAGTATCGAAACGGAAAATATGATAACTTTTTTATTGCACGAATGTAATAATAATAAAATTATGCTGGATTTTTTTAATTTTTAAAAAATCACTAAGTAAGTACACAGACAAATTAGGAATGGAATATGAAAAAACTATCAAAAGCAAAGTACAAAAAAATTGAACAGGAATGTCTGAGCATTGTAATTGAAAATAATCTGATTTTTCTCGACGAAATATTCATATTTTCTCAAATTTTGCCATCAGAATTTTATGAAGCAAAACTTCATGAATCTATTTTAATAAAGGATGCTATAGACATTAACCGTGCAAAATTAAAAAGGGATTTGAGGTTAAAGTGGTTTGACAGCACCAATGCAACGCTCAATGCTGCGTTATACAAGCTTGTTTGTACAGAAGATGAAAAACGTGCACTTTCTGCATCTGCCTCGTCCAAAAATGCAGCAGTCAACGATATTTGCACGCAAGAAGAATATTTAAAAAGTTTAAAAGAAATGGGAGAGGCAATAGAAAATGCCGATTGATTGGACAAAATCTAAATACAGTAAAAAGCACAGGTTGTTTTTGAGCAAAAAGCCGGAAGATATGGCCTTTTTCACTCTATGCGACGGTGCAGTGCGTTCAGCCAAGACTCTTTCTATTATTTACAAAATTCCACAGATGTTTGACTTTGTGGGCAATGAGTATTTGAAAGTTTTTTCAGGTTATTCAAAAAACACTGTGCGTAACAACGTGCTGGTCGAGCTTTTGCCGTATTTAAAAAACTACCACGGAGCACAGGTTAAATTTAATTCTGCAAGCGGAGAGCTCGATATAAAGCTCTGGGGCAAGTTGTACAACTGCCTTGTTGTAGGCGGGGGAAAATCAGACAGTGACTCCAATATACAAGGTGCCACCTGGGATTTTTGGTATGCTAACGAGCTACCCAAACATCATTATGGATTTTACAACATGGCTTTATCCCGTCTTACTCCGGAGAATGCACGAGCAATTGCAGACAGCAACCCCGAAAGTTCGAACCATTGGCTTTACAGAGAGAGAATCAAGCCTTTTCTTGAAGATGATGAAAACATAAAGAGTATTTTTGACTACTGGCATTTTACTATGGAAGATAATGCCAATCTTTCAAAATCTTTTATACAAAACCAGAAAAAGCTTTATCAGGGTGTATTTGAAGCGAGGAAGATAAAAGGTTTGTGGGTTGTGGCACAGGGATTAGTTTACGATACATTTGATATCAAAAAGCACACGTGTGCACACAAAGAGATTGTTGAAAAAATACAAAAAAATGAATTTGTTGAATACTTCCTGGGTTTGGACTGGGGTTGGATTCACCCTTTGGCTTGCGGTTTATATGGGATTACAAAAGACGGAAAATATTACAAAATAGATGAGCTTTACGGTTCTCGTATTAATGAAGACAAAGTTATAAGTTGGATTTTAGACAGGCAGAAAGAATACGGACGGTATTTCAGGTTTATTAACTGTGACAATGCACGCCCTGAACAGAATCATAAGCTAAGGCAGGCTTTAAATGGAATCATTGTACATGAAAAGAAGCCCAAAGTCATTGACAGCATAGGAATTGTCCGTTCTATTATCAATTATGACAGGTTGATTGTTAACAAAGACAGGTGCAAAAACACATTAAGAGAGTTTGGTTTGTACCGTTATCCTAATGAGCAAGAGCGTACAGACCGTTTTATTGACCTTGACACGCCGTTAAAAGAAAATGATGACACAATGGATGAGACCCGTTATGCTTTGTATTTTTACGAAACCAATTATGGTTACAGGTTTTTGCGTTAGCAGGAGTTATTTATTTTGTCAATACAAAAACTTTACCCGAACGGGTAAAAAAAATATGCTATAAAGAAAAAGTAAACTGTTTACAAAAAGGTTGTAAGCACAATTTACAAAAAACAGGCATAATAGTGCCTGTTTTTTGATGTGCAAATTTAAGAAAGGAAAAAATAATGATTAAAGACATTTTGAACAAACCCTACACTATTAAAATTGACAACGATGTTTACACTCTTGATTATGACAACAAGGGCTACGCTCAATTGGAGCAATTCACAGGCAAAGGGCTGTTTAAGCTTTATGATGACTTTGTAGTTAACAACAATCTTTGCTATCAGCATTGTGTTGATATTGTTTGTTGTGCAATGATGAAAAATCACACAGCAGGAGAAATTGCAAAGGCCAGAATTGCTTTTAATGAGAAACAGTATTTGTTTTTTGAAAACATAGCACCTATAACAATGGCTTTTGTTGAGCCGTTGACTCCTCCTAAAATTTTGGAAAAAAGTGCAAAATTTAAAGAGGATGAAATAAAAAAAAAGAAGCAGATGAAGAAAGCCAAGAATTAGACTGGACAAGCATGTACACTACTGCCACATGTATTTTAGGCTGGAGTGACAGGGATTTTTGGGCAGCTACGCCACGAAAATATTTTGCTGTTTTATACAAATACAGTGAGATGAAGAGCTTTTTGCAGGCTCCATCTGCGCCACAGGCGCTTGTTGGCAAGCAGGCAATTAATGCTTTATCAGAATTGGCGTCACGAATTAGGTAACATACTCAACTCTTTCATATTACATACTCCTTTTCTGCCTCCGTTTTTAGGAGCGGAGGCATTTTTTTAATTTTGGCATATTATTTTGCTTCGCGGGTCATTATTAATTCGCCCTTTTCATTGTAGCAGTTTTTGCCTTTCCAGTGAGCGATTAATTTTTTGTTTAAATCAAAAACATAGCTTTCATTATTGGAAACGAACAAACTTGTTGAGTCCAATATTCCATTTTTATCATACTTTAACACTTTTATCGGATATTTTTTGTTAATAGAAAAACTAATAAAGTCTAATTTACCATTAACATCATAGTAAAATTGCACAGATTTATTCTTTTTATAATAAATCGCATAAGTCTTATCCGAAAAAAAGGTAAAATATCGGTCTCTAATCTTAGTTTTATTTTTATTCATAGCATTCTTATTTGCAACATAATTTGGATCTATAAAATGCGATTGATAATCACTAATATTTATATTCAATGGCACATTTGAAAATGCTTCAGTTCTTACTGTTTCTACTGTATATGAAACACCGCCTTTTATTGTATATCCACAATTAAAGCATATTGACAGTATAAAAAAGATTAACAAAAAATATTTTCGCACATTTGTAGTATAACACCAGAAAGGAAATTTTATGGATAATTTTAATTTTTATGACCAATCAAATCTCGAAAAAATTTTGGCAAATGTTAAGAAAGAATTTGAATTTTAAAGATCTTCTATCTGATAGTTTACACGACTTGAAGGCTTATTTTATTTGCTTTCGCGGGTCATTATTAATTCGCCCTTTTCATTGTAGCAGTTATTGCCTTTCCAGTGAGCAATTAATTTTTTGTTTTTATCGAAGATAAACTGTTCTTGTGGAGAGGCTATTAGACAAATTTCTTCCAAATATCCATTTTTATAATATTTCACACCCTTTTTAGGGTATTCATTCCCCAAAGTATATCCTATAGACTCTAATTTACCATTTAAATCATAATAAAAGCATATATTAGATCTTGCTTTATAACTTATCGAATACGAATTATCAGAAAATACAGTTAAGTTATATTTCCGAGTATGAAATTTGTTTTTGGAAATATTAGCTTTATTTTTATCATAATCTTTATCTACAAAATAGCTTTCAAATACGGATGTATCTATTTTGTGTTCTATATTATTAAATGCTATAATCCGTGCCTCATTAACAGAATAAGAGACACCTCCCTGAATGGTTAATGAAAAAGCAGGATTAATTAAAAAAATATATATAGAAATTAATAAAAATTTTTTCATTCAATAATTATAACATAATACATAGAAAGGAACCTTATATGGCTTATAAATGGGAAAATATAAATGAAAGTAATCTCGAAAAAATCTTGGCAAATGTTAAGAAAGAATTTGAAAAATCAGGAAAGCAGTTTAATGATGTTTTCAAATCAAAAACGTTAGTACCTTATGTCTATTAGCTCACCATTCTCGTTGTATTTATTTTCATTTATCCAATGTGCTTACAGTACTTTATATTTACTAAAAAAACTGTTACTTACTTGATATCCACAAATATACTGAATCAATATTTCCTTTATTACGTATTTTACAAATTTTTTAGGAAATGAATTTGAATAAGATATCTCAATATATTTCAATTTACCGTTACTGTTGTAATAATAACCCGTATTTGTATTATTTTTATATATCACACCATAGGTACCAATTTATATCAATTTTGTATTGAATATTACTAAAAAAATCTGATGAGCAGTATTAAGATTTTAGGAAACACCTGCATTTAGTGTATACCCTACTCCCATAGCAATACTAGAAGAATATTTAATAGAAAAAGCATTTTTTCATTGAGTTATTATACCACTCAAATGAAATATGTAGGCAATCAAATTTCTTAAAATGATTATCTTATTTACGGATTTTAATAAGTTCGCCTGCCTCATTATAACAGTTATTGCCTATCCAATGAGCAATAAGTTTCTTATCCTTATTAAAAATATATGCTTCTCTTGGTGTTGTCGCTAAAACAATCGTATCAATACTTCCCTCTTTATTATATCTGACATATTTTTTTGGATAAAATTTTGTCTTGGATATTTCAATAAATTCTAAATCACCCTTACCATCATAATAATATCCCCTATTTCTATTACTTTTATATACAACTCCATAAGTACCGTCTGAAAAAAAAGTTACAGACCTATTTTTAAATTTATTCTTATGATGTGTTTTTGCCTCCATATTTTTACAAAAATATTCATCGTGCAAATAGTTTTTATATTGCTTTATATCTATGTTTTTTGATACATCTGCAAAAGATATTTGTCGTGCTGTTTCTACTGTATATGAAACACCGCCTTTTATTGTATATCCACAATTAAAGCATATTGACATTATAAAAAAGATTAACAAAAAATATTTTCTCACATTTGTAGTATAACACCAGAAAGGAAATTTTATGGATAATTTTAATTTTTATGACCAATCAAATCTCGAAAAAATTTTGGCAAATGTTAAGAAAGAATTTGAATTTTACACACCTTCTATCCGATAGTTTACACGACTTGAAGGGTGTTTTCATTTTCTTGCTCGGGTCATTATTAATTCGCCCTTTTCATTGTAGCAGTTATTGCCTTTCCAGTGAGCAACAAATTTTTTGTTTTTGTCAAATATGACTTGCTCCTCTATCGAAATTTCTAATGCAACAGAATCGAATATACCAAATTGGTCATATGTTACACTTTTGCAAGGAAAACCCGTTCCCATATCAAAAGTTATACCTTCAAGTTTTCCGTATCCATCATAATGATATGAAATTTTGGGATTATTTTTATAAAGTATAGAATAACCTTTATCAGAATATGATGTGATATATCTATTTTTATATTTTTTATATTTTTTTAATTTGTTAGATTTTTGATTCAGAATTTTCATATTGTCATAATAGTTTTTATCAACAAGGTATTGACCATATGCATCCATATTTATTCTTAAATCTATATCTTTAAAAGCCTCTATTCTAGCTTCTTCTGGCGTATAACTTATTTTTCCTTTAAGTGTATAGCCAGAAATAAGTAATGAAATAATTACAAATATAACCACAAAAAAATATTTATACATAAATACACATTATCATATTTATAAATAGGAAGGAATAATAATGACAGTAATAAAAAAGAATTTTAAAATTGAAGAATCAAATCTCGAAAAAATTTTGGGAAATGTTAAGAAAGAATTTGGATTTTAAACATCTTTTCTTCGTTAATTTATATGACTTGAAGGCTTATTTTATTTGCTTTCGCGGGTCATTATTAACTCGCCCTTTTCATTGTAGCAGTTATTGCCTTTCCAGTGAGCAAGAAGCTTTTTGTTAAGGTCAAATACAAATTGTTCTTTCGATGAAATACAATAGGAAACACTAGTTAAAACACCTTTATTATCATAGATAACACTTTTCTCAGGATAACCTTTTTTTAGCAATATCTCAACTTGAACTAAACTACCATTAGGATAGTAATAAAAAGTTTCTTTTTGATTTAATAAATTATCAATGACATATACACCATCAGAAAAAACCAAAATACGGATATTTTTATAACGAAGTTTGTTTTGTGCTATTAAAAGTTTATGTTTTTCATAATTAGGATCTATTAAATATTTTTTAAATTGCTGAATATCTATAGTAGTACTTATATTATTAAATGATTCTTCCCGTGCCATATCAACTGTATATTCTATTCCACCAGTTATAGTTGAAGAATATACAGGAAAACTAAATAACTGCATTAGTAAAAAAACGAATACTAACTTTTTAAGCATAACAAATTATAACATTAGAAAGGAAATATATGACCAATGGAATTTCGAAAATAATGCTTCAAATTAATGCCGAGTATCTATCAAAACTCCCTTGTCATCATAGCAGTTATTTCCTATCCAATGGGCGATTAGTTGTTTATTCGTATCAAATATAAATTGTTCATTGGAAGATGTATCCAATGTTACACTATCTAAGATTCCATTAATATTATATGTAACTCTTTGTTTAGGATAAGAGGAATTAAGATCAATATCTATATAACATAATTTTCCAGATGAATCATAATAATAAGCATGACTTGGTTGATTTTTGTATCTTATTGCATATTCACCTTTTGAAAACTTAGTTAGATATCTATTTTTATATTTCTTTTTATCTTTAAGCATAACTTTTTGATTGATAGCAAAATTCTTATCGATAAAAAATTCCTTGTATTTATAAATGTCAATTTTATAATTTACATTTTCAAAAGCAATTTGTCTTGCTGTAGACACGGTATATGATATTCCACCTTTGATTGTATAAGCATTAATATGCAAACTACTAAATGCGAAGGTAACAAGAAAACAAATCATTATAACTAATATTTTTCTCATTATATAAGTATACATCAACATAGAAAGGAAAACCCATGACATCAACATTAAAAGATAATATCAATTTTGACCAATCAAATCTCGAAAAAATTTTGGGAAATGTTAAGAAAAAATTTGAATTTTAGACATCTTCTCTCCGATAATTTGAGTAATAGAAAAAACCGATTTCATTTTTTTTCGCGAGTAATTATAAGTTCTCCATTTTCGTTATAGCAATTATGGCCTATCCAGTGAGATATGAATTTTTTATTTGTATCAAAAACATAACTTTCACTACTAGATACAGCTAATGCTGTTGAATCTAATTTTCCATTTTTGTCATATTTTACAATCTTTATTGGATAACTTTTATTAATTAAAAAACTTATAGACTCCAATTTCCCATTTTTATCGTAATAATAAGAGATACTTTTGTTATTTTTATAAATAACACCATACTCACCACTAGAAAAAACCGTTAAATATCTATCTCTAAAGTACGATTTTTTTTTATTCATAGCCTTCTTATTTGCTATGTAATTGGGATCAGAAAAATAAGATGCATAATCACTAATATTTATATTCAATGGCACATTTGAAAATGCTTCAGTTCTTGCTGTTTCTACTGTGTAAGATAATCCACCTGTAAGTTTCAGTGCAAAAACAGGTTTTATTGTCATTGAAATTATCAACAATATTAAAATTAAATCTTTTTGCATAACTTTTACACTCAAACTAATACTCTTCATTTCTAGTCATTATTAAAATACCATTTTCGTTATAGCAATTATGGCCTATCCAATGTGCTTTAAGCTTTTTATTAGTATCAAAGACATACTGTTCTTGTTTATTAATTTGGTACGCAACTGACCGAAAATTTCCATTAATATCATAGGATATTGACTTTTTAGGATAATTATTAGTATCTACACAAAAAATGATTACCTCCAATTTTCCTTTTGAATTGTAGATAAAATAAGGATTGGGAGCTTTTTTCAATAATACAGAATAACTCCCATCCGAAAAGATTTGAATTTTTTTATTACGAAAATTAAATTTCTTTTTTGCCACCGCCTTTTTATTGTCTTCAAAATCATAATCTTTTAAATATGGTGCATATTTAGATATATCAATACTTTTTTTTACACCTTCAAAAGCTAAACATCGAACAGCCTCTACAGTATAGACCACACCTGCTTTTAATGTATAAGCAAAGACTGGATTGCATAGTAACACTAAAATTAATAAATAACTAAACTTTTTCATTTTTTTAGTATAACACATTTAATAGAAAGGAATTTTATGGAATACATTAAGTATAATGAGCATTTTGACCAATCAAATCTCGAAAAAATTTTGGCAAATGTTAAGAAAGAATTTGAAAAATCAGGAAAGCAGTTTAATGATGTTTTCAAATCTTTTAAAGACACTTGGAACGAGCAAACAAAAGAAATCAACTCCTTTGTTTCAGGGTTAAAAAATGAAAACGGAAAAATTGATTTCAAAAATCTTCTCTCCGGTGGGTTGTACAACACAAAAAAACAAATCTCCAGCAAATATGATAGTTTGCGCAGCGGTATTGATGCAGACCCTAATTTATCTCAGGCTCAGAAGGATTATTACAAAAAAAGATATAATATGTTTGAGGAAGAAGAAGAAAAAGAAGCTTATGAAAACAGTATAACTGGCAAGGCTACAAAAAAATTATCAAACGAATTTTCTGACGGGCTATCTGACATGATTTCAGGTTACAAAAGTTTTTCCGATGTCATCAAAGACATGACAGGAAGTCTCACAGATTTTATGATTAAGCAATTCACCGAGGCTATCAGCAGTCTCTTGTTCAACGAGGCGACATCTGCTTTATTCAACAATCTGCTTGGTGCAGGTTTGAACATGGCCACCGGAGGAGCCAGCAGTGCTTTAGGTTTTATAGGCGGGTTATTCACTCATCACTCAGGGGGTATTGTGCCATCAGGAGCTAACTATTCTCTGCCCGGTACTCAAGAACAGCTCGCATTGTTAAAAGGAGGAGAGAGAGTATTGAGTCCTTCAGAAAATGTTAATTACGAAAACTCACAAGCTGCTTCGCCTGTGATTGTAAACTCTTTCAACATCAAAGCTTGGGACTCTAAGGATGTAAAAAAATATTTATTAGAAAACAGACAATTATTAAACCAAATCACTTTTGAAGGAATAAAAAACAACAATGCACACTTAAGACACATTGTTCAAAATGCATAAGTGTATAGAAAGGAATGTTATGAACAAGAAAATTGAGCTTTTGCTAAATGATATTGGCCGTCCTTATGAAATGTTTAATCAGGATGGCACATATCAGGGCTGTTTTTATCCGGTACAATTTTTGTACCCTCATAAACCAAGATACAAATTACGAAGTAAAAATGACGATAAAAATTATTTATATGGTTTGTCAAAAATTAAAAAGCATTGTATCGAAATACCCCCTGCCGAATTACAGGCAGGGGATATTATTGCAACAAGATTTCGCGATGAGTTGCATGTTGCAATTTATTATCAATACGGAAAAATTATTCATGTGTTTAAAGAACACACTCTTCAAATAGGTCGATTGAAGATGTTTAAAGAATACAAATGTTATAGGGTAATTTAAAATGATTCTTTCTTCTGTTATTACAGTTACAGCAAGTATTGTCAGCGGATTATTAGGCTTTACGGGAACTATTGCCGCTACAGTTTGCACAACGCTTGGTTATCTTGGTGCAATTGCTATTTATGGCGGTGCTGCGTTGAGCATGAGTAAGAAAAAAGCGAAAGGTCTCAACTCTGCAACATACGATGGTCTTTTGCAAACCCAGACGGATCAGAATTTGCCTTTGCCACTTTTATACGGAACCTGCAAGCTTGCCGGTAACCGTATTTGGCAAGATGAAAACGCACAGACTCATGTTAAAAGAATCGTTGCTTTTGCAGAAGGCGAGATATGTGAGTTTTCGGATATCAAACTCAATGACATTCCCGCGGGGCAAATTGCCGGTATTAGCATAAACCACTATTATGGTACATCTGACCAGATAGTAGATGGTATAGTGGGCGGTGCAAATCAAAGTGAGCGGGCTCAAAAGGTTGGTTCATTAAGAAATGTAGCTTATCTTGCTATTTCGGTACCAAGAAGTGCAAAGGTTGACATAAACTACAACCTTACTGCCGTTGTTAAGGGCCGTAAGATAAGGGTTTACAAAAACAAATACGAATATGAGATAAAATATTCCGAAAATCCTGCCTGGGTTATGTTTGATTTTTTAAGCTGTTACAACGGGCTAGGGCTTTGCATAAATGAGTCTGGCAACATAAGTGAGACTCTTATTTCAGAGCTTTTTGACCTTGAGAGCTTTATCGAGTCAGCAGCATATTGTGACGAGTTGATTGAATACAAGCACACTAATGAAAATGGTGAAGAAGTCATCGACATGGTTCCTCGTTTTACGTTCAATATGATCTTTGACTCTCAAACCTCGGCGAGAACTCTTATTGATGAAATTTATCGCTCTTGTAGAGGAGGTTTATTCATAAAAGACGGAAGGCTGCAGTTTAAAATTGACAAAGCAGAACCTGTAAGCAGAATATTTACTGCAGAAGACATTATAAAAGGTTCCGAGACTTTTCAAACTATTCCAAAAGAAGAGCATTATGACATTTTAAAATGCACATATGTTTCTCCGGATCATGAATGGCAAAAGGTTGAAGCAACAGCGGAAATTCCGGAATACAGAGATGGTGTGCCAATTGAACACAGTGTCAATATTTACAGCTGTACAAGCTTTAATCAGGCTTCGAGGCTTGCGTGGTATTATGTCAATGCAAAGAGGATTCAGCCTTATTTTGGCAGTTTCCAAACTGATTACAAAGGTTACGACCTTGAAGTTGGTGATGTAATAAGCTTTGACAGCTTATTGATGGGCCTGGAAAAATACAAGGTAAAAGTTGTCAGTGTAACAGACAACGGAGCCGGAATTTTCACTATCGAGTGGAGAACCTATGACGAAAGGCTCTATACAGATGAGCTTGGCAGCAAAGAGCCTAAAGTGCTTGTCAGCACATTAACAGACGTAGCAAAATACCCTGATGACGTACAAAACTTTAACGTTGTTCAGTCAAACAATTTATTCAATTTTGTATGGCAGCCAAATGCCAACAATACTGACAAGTACGAAATCAGGATGGGTGATACGTGGGAAACTGCTTCTGTTATAAAAAGCAGCATTACCGAAAACAAATACACAATGGAAATACCTACAAACGGTCTTTTCAAGTTCTGGATTAAAGCCTTTAACGGTTATAACTATTCTAAGAATGCAACGCTTGATGTAATAAACGTGGACAGTGTTCCAAGCCTTAATGAAATTGTTAAGATTAACATTCTGGAAGACATTGCCGGCACATTAGACGAAAATCTCAGGGTATATCACAACACCATCAAGCTCAAAGAAATTGATGAAAAATGGCATACACTTGAAGAAAACTGGTCAACAATGTCTGGTTATTATCAACAAGGCGGCAGATGGGGCACAAACACTCTTGCAAATCAGGGTGTATACATAAGCCAGGTGTATGACATAGGTGATGATTTAGAGAGCATTGTATCTTTTGATTACAAATTCACCTCTGCGGACACTCAAAATGATGTACTCATAGAATGGGCTTATTCGTCTGACGGAGAGACATTCACGGATTGGACTATTGCAAATACCGGTAAATTTACATTCCGTTACTGCAAGTTCAGAGCAACACTAAGGGCAGTTAACAATGTACAAACTGTATTGACTGATTTGAATGTGGCTATTGATGTCCCTGACAAAGATCTTGATCTTGAGCTTGAAATCACAGAACCGGAAGGTTTGCTCATAGAATACAGCTTTATAAGACCGCCATCTATTGTTGCTACGGTAAATGATAACAACGACGCATATGTTGTAATTACAGAAAAAACAAATACTTACGCCTATATAGTTGCATATACAAACTCGGGTGAATTAACAACCTGTAAGTTAAGTTTGCGTGCAAAAGGCTATTAGGACAACCAAAGGAGGAAAAATGGCAAATTCAAATTATGCCTGGACGGATAACCCTACCGTTTCAGGCGTTTCTCAATGCGATACGGATGTATTAAACGATTGCTTAATGCATTTGAAGTACAACCACCGCACAAGCGGTGGAGGATTCAGTCTTTTTGACACAAAAATCACTGACCATGTTTTGTCAGGTGATGAAGCTCTTGGATGGGTAATTCAAGGCGGTGTTGTTACAATGACATATCCTGATGCGGTTAATGTCATTAAAGAAGAATATTCTAACGGGGTAGAATACACAGAAGGAGAAATCACCTACAGGTTATCACCTTCAGGTCGAAGAATCACTGATATTTCGCAATACACAAATGTAGACAAGCTTTTTGAAACAAAAGGTTATGCCCCATACTATGTATATGATGAAGTGAATCAGCAGTTTTATCTACCTAAGAACAAAATGTTTACACAGCTCACAGCTGATACAACAAAAGTAAACTCTACAGTAGAAGCTGGTCTTCCAAATATTACAGGACGTTTCGACCGTTCCAACAGAAACGGTTACGGACCGGCAGAAGGTGCTTTTTTCCATGGAGACAGCGTCGGAGGTTTTTGTCGAGACGGTTCAAGAGACTCTTCTTATGTTGAATTTGATGCTTCACGCTCAAGTTCAATTTACGGAAATTCTGATACAGTACAACCGGCTGCTGTTTTACAGCTTTTATATTACAAAGTTGGAGAAGTAGTTATTAATTCCGACCTTGCTTTGATTGATGCTCAAGAAATGATTGAAGACGCATTTCAAGAAGTTGACACAAAAATCAATGACGGATTAAATTCACTTGCAAATGCTTCCGATGCACTTCGCCAAACACAGGTTACAAATTGTATTTTAGAAGCTCCTAACAATATAAAAATAGATATCAATGAAAACGGTTATCTTGTTTTAAAATCAGGAAGCACACTTATTATTCCGGCAGGTCTTGACGATGAAGGCAATAAAAAGTTTGAACACAAGACAGTAGAAAGTGATATTGTATTTACAAATACAGATGCTATAACCGGCAATTTAAAAGATTTTATGCCTATTGTATGGTACAGCAATGATGCAAGCACACCTCACAGCATTGGCGGGGTAGTTGCATCACAAATGTTTGCAGGAGAGACAGCTCCTACAAACGCGCAAGATATGTACTGGTATGATACAGCGAACAATCTGATTAAATTTTCAAATGACACAGGTGCTAGCTGGGAATTTGCAATGGCAAGTTTTCCTATTTGTCAGGTAGATGTGATATTTGAATCAGCTTCGGTTAAATATTTCAATTATCCCAAAGCTATATTCAGCCATTGCGGTTTTATAGGCAGTGCTTACTGGCTGGATAAAGAAGTAAAGTATCTTGCGCCAAACGGAAAAAGTGAAACCGGTACCTTAAACAATATCGAAGGTATTACACAAGATGTACAAATCCATATTATTACTGATGAAGAATCCAACAATACTGCAAGCAAATGCATGGCCTGGGTATCATCCAATTCTATAAGCTGGTGGGGCAATGCTTCTGTAAAGCCGTATTACACAAAACCAAGTGTTACAGGATACACAAGATACTTTGACACTAATGAAAATTACTGGAAAAAGGCAGACCTTAGCACAACATTTACAAATACAAACTTGTGCCCGTTTGCAACATTCAATATAAACACACAAAACCAGATATTATCTATGCAGCCTTATGAAATAATGCAAGTTGCAATAGGTAATAACAGTGTTTTTTGGCCTGATTATACAGCTGGTATAACTATTTCAGCATTTCCGTACACTGCAGAATATGACGGCTGGCTAACAGCCAGCGTTATCGGTGACCAAGGAACGGGGCAAAATGGCTATTTGCAAATAAACGGTAACACTGTGGTACATTCATATGGCCTTGATTATACAACATCACAATGGGTTATACCTGTATCACGAGGCGATGTAATAACAGCACATCAGGTCGGTTCAGTAACTATATTCCCCTGTAAAGGAGGCAGATAATGATTAAATATGCAAAAATTGTAAATAACAAAACCGGGCTCTGTGAAGTAGGCATAGGCACTAACGAAGAATTTTATGCCTCTCAAGGAATGACAAAAATGGAGGTAGAACAATCTGAAGTCGACTCTTTATGGTATTTGAGCGACAAATGTCCTGTAAAATCTGAAGAGCAAAAACTTGAAGAAGCTAAAGAGGCTAAAATCCAGGAGATTACTTTGGCCAAAGAAGCTGCTTTTAAGGCAGGTATTTATTTTAACGGTGCCCATTATGACTGTGATGACAGAGCACAAGACAGAACCGGCAACAGGCTTTTGTTGTTGAATGCCATGCCTGTAGTCACTCTGGAATGGCTGGATTATGATTACAAGCCTCAATTGTTTAGTGCACAAGATTTCCAAACGCTTTGTGCAGCGATATTTGAACGTATTCAGTTTATAGAGTTTAAAACAGGCCAGCTCTTGCAAGCAGTAGAAAACGCCTCTGATATTGAAGAGGTTAACGCTATAGTCATAGATTTTGAGCAAGAAGATAACGACGAGGAGGTTTAGACTAATGTCATTTAATTTTAATGTACAAGGTATTACAACTGCTGATAATACACAAACAGGCGGCTCTACGGTTATAGATGCAATATCTCCGCAAAATATCAAAGGATTGTGCTATTGGATAGACGGAGAAATAAACACCAGAAAAGGCCAGGATAGAAGCTATAAGGGCATGCAAAACCTTGTGGGAGGTGATTATCTCCCCAAAATCCCATCCGGAATGCAAGAGGCAATGAACGGAACACCTGTTTTTGGAGACAAATGGTGTACACTTGGCGGTACAGGTTTTATGCCAAATTACGCATCGAGCGAACAAACCATAGAATTGTGTATTGAATTTAGTGCCAAGCCATATACCTTCAGCAATATTATATATGTACTGCACGTACCCGGTGATATGGAAATATGGTTTGGCGACAACGAAGACACAATCGTCAGAAGATTAACTTTCCATTTATTTGAATCAGGTGTTGTGTCATTAGAGGCCAATAAGGATTTTGCAGCAGAATATAACCAAAGACTCTATGCTGCTGTCAGATTCAAATCAGGCAACACGCCCGAGGCAGAATGGTTTATTAACGGAATATCAACAGGCGAGCCTGCTACAGGCAAAGATACAAAGCTTTCTTCAAGCGGATATAATTGCGGAATTTGTGGACTTGGAAACACATCTACATCCAGCGTTGTTCCTACAGAAAGCAGCAAAACACCTAACGGAGCCTTTTACGGTTCTACAACAAAACTATATACGCTAAGACGCTGGACAAGATGCTTAAGTGACGAGGAAATTTTACAAAATTACAAATTAGATTACAGCAGATTTAACTAGGAGGAAAAATGGCAAATTTGGGAATCATTGAAATTTACGGAACTGAAGGCTGGGTAGATGCCGAAGCTAAAATGGCAGAAAAATATGAAGGCTTTGCATTTGAAGCAGGCAAACAGTATACCTTGCAAGTTATAGGCAACAACAAGATTTGTATCACAGACGGAACAACTCCTGAAGAAGAAGAGGGGTTTGAAAAAAGCAAAGATCCGTTTGCTTACACACATGCTGCAAGCACAAAACTGTTTGTAAAATGCAAATACCAAAGACCCTTCACAAGCATACACGTTAACATTGCAGATTAGAGGTGGAATTATGAACAAAATTCTTGAAACTATTTTAAGGTATCTGGGACAGTCCTCTACGTATAAAGGGCTGTTTTCCGTACTTGCAGCGTTTGGTGTGGTATTAAAACCCGAGATGGCAGACGCTATTATTGCGTGTGCACTGGGTATTATTGGTTTGATTAACGTAATAATAGATGACCACAAGCATACAGATAACAAGGGGGCGGAGGCATAATGTACTCCGCTCTTATCACTTCTTTAAGCAATTTGTTTGCAAGGCTTTTTGAATGGAAAACAACAAAAACGCAGCACCAATCAGAGACTGAAATTATTAAAGACAAAAAAGATTATAAAAAAGCCACAAACATTGCAGAAAAAATTATTGATATAGCACAGCAGTACAAAGCGGACATGACATTTGCGCACAGGCTCAAGTTTGTCCGCCTTGTACAGGCGTTTAAAAAATACAACTAG